AAGTTCTTGATCGACTCTAGTATCTTTTTTCTGCCATCACACTTTGCTAGAACATCGTCTAGAGTTACTAGATCATCTTTCGCTAACTCAGGAAACTCTTTGAGCATTGTCTTAGAGCCAAGCCCTTTTACACCAGGTATATTATCTCCAGAATCACCTAGCAGTATCTTTTGTGTCAAGAAGTTGTTAGGACTAACACCATACTCAGTAAGCACTAGATCATGATCATAGAACTTCTTCTTTGTTGGTGAATAGACTGTTACTTTATCAGATACTAGTTGTAAGTAGTCACGATCACTTGACATGATTGTAACTTCACCTGGTAGTTTCTGACTAATGTAACCTATAACATCATCTGCTTCTATCTTGTCGATAGACAAAAGATCAACTGGTAGTGCCTTTAGATAAAAGATCAGTCTTACTAATTGTTCAGTAATAGAGTCAGACTCTTCTTGCTGTGATTCAAATGAATCCCAAGTAGTAACTCTACTAAGTCCACGATTAGCTTTATAGTCTGGGTAAATGTACCTTTTGTTTGTTGATGAGCCTTGCCCATCAAACACTATGATCACTCTAGTTGGTCTAACTAATTTAATAACATAGCCTAACGATCTTAAAAAACCAGTTAAACCTCCAATGTGTGATAGGTCTTTATTGACCCAACCAATAGCAGCGAATGCTCTCAAGAAGGTGTTTAGCCCATCTATTAATAGCACTCGACTGTCTACTGAGTCTAGGTCTTTCTCCTCTTTTAAAGAGTCGAATATTTTTTGGTATTCTTTATTCATTAATCTTCTGTGTCAAATATATCAGGTGATAAGGCCGTTTCTTCTTCTACTACATCGAACGTACTAGATCCAAGGACTTTCATCCATTGATCTGAATACTTCTTCTTGTACTCATCAAGCTCTTTCTTATCATCATTGATAAACCCGTGCACAGTCATAATGACTTTGTTAACAGCTGTAACACCAGTTACGTGATTCTTATCACAGCTAATTCTAGTTCTCTTAGCGAACTCTACTTCTTTACCATTCTTAGTAGCCTTGATCTTGTTTGTACCTGCTCTTGCAATGTTACCGAATGTGATAACTAAAGATGAGTCAAAGTACATGGTGTTACCACCTTTGTTATTAAGTGTAGGCTGGCCCATTGGTGAATCAGGCTTTGCTACCCATACTTTATTAACTGCTACTAATGTATTGGTATATGGTTGAGATGCTTTACGTGATAGTACAATACGCTGGTTAATGAAGTTACCAAACTGTTGAGACATGGCGCCTGCATTCCATTCGTTATTGTTTGTGCTTTTCTCGATAGACATTCTACAAGGAATTGATCCTACTGAATCCCAGAAGAAGCAAATGTTGTAAGGGAGTGTTCCTCTCTTTTGCTCATCAAGAATATCAGCAATAAAACCTGCTACGTCTTCGATACATTCTAGTCTTTCACGATCGATATATAAGAAGAAGCCTTTGTAGTCTACAACTTCTCCAGTTGCAGGGTCTGCTACTTCTTCAAATTGAAAGCCCATCTCACGAGCGTGATTCCAATCCCACTTCATCTCTGTGATAATAAACACAGGTAGTATTCCTAACTTTTGTGCACTAACAGCTGCTTCAAGTAGTGCAGTTGTTTTACCAGTATCAGAGTGTCCTCTTAACAGTGTAATGTGACCAACAGGAATACCAGGAATTTGTAGTGTATCTTGAAATGCTTGTGATAGTGGTATCCAACTTTGTTCTTTGAAAACAACACCTGCAGATAAGTTCTTGCCTTTCTTAAACTTCTCTAGATCAGCTGTTCCTTTGATTGCACCAGATATAGTGCTAGTAAGCGATTCTTTTGCTTTTGCCATACAAAACTATTGAGTTAAAAAACCCTGGCTTTTATTGCCAGGGCTCTCGTTATTAAATATCGAACAAATCGTCAATTGCGGAGTCAACACTTGGCTTAGTTGTACTAAGAGTGTATTGATTAGATTCAGGTTGTTTAGCAACAACGTCATCTGCAGATTCTTTTAGATCTTCTTCTGGGTTCAAATGCTTGAGTAATGACTCTTTCATCTCATCATAAGAATATCTCTTGAACTGTGTCAAAGGATCAGGCTGATTCTCTAACCACTGTTTAACTTTGTTAGAATCTTCTGATAGAGGAGTTGACTTAGTTCTTACACGTACAGTTGATGTGTTGTACATAAGTCCTGTGGTTTCTTTACCAGCAGTTTCAACTGTGATATCACGACCAGTAATAGGATCAGTGTAGTCTCCTACGTCCTCATCTTCAGCTATAGAAAGTAAGTCCATATAAACTTGCTTACCAAACTCCCAAAGGCGAACACCTTTGTCTTCTTCACCTCTAACAATAACAGGCGCAAATACACGCATCTTAGGTTCAAGCTTTTTAGCTAGAGACCAATTCTCTTTGTCAGATGTTTTACGGAGTTGTTGAGCAAATTCCACGATAGGATCTTTCTCACCAAAGTTAGATAATGCCATCATAGAACGGTTATTGATGCCGTAGTGCATGTAAACCTCTTTGAATGGATTTTGTTTATTAAACACAGAAGGCACAATACGTACCGAGTGTTTACCCACGGAAGGCCTCCAAATAGTTTGGCTGAGGTCTTTCTTTTGTCCTCCACGTGGATTCTGTAGAGCCGACAATCTTGATTTAATGACTGAAATGTCCATATATAACTGTTTTGGTAAATGTAATGAATGTTAAAGAACAGGAAAAATCGTTCTTTCTAGTTACACTGCAACTATCTTATGGATAGTGGTGTTAAGTTTCTTCAAGTCATCACCTTGAGTCAACAAGATGCTATTCTTGTAGTCGTTCCAATTGATCACAAAAGATGTGTCTAGTACGCCGTTGTTTAACTTCTTGATCAAAGTATTAAGGGCGTTAATAGTATAAAGAGTGTTTGACTCTTTCTTTCTATGAAGTAGGATTGTGTTTGGAAGGATCTTGGTCTGTCCACCTTGAAGTTCGATATTATAGGTGCACATGTATTCTTCAGACTCTGGAGAAGCCAAAACAAATATCTTTTTATATAGAATGGTGTACTCTCTGTTTATTTCCCTTAGGGTGTCATCCAAACCATCTTTGGAAGAGAAAGTACAAAACAACTTATTCATAAGCGAGTCTGCGGTAAGTTCAATTATTTTTAATTCTTGCATAACTTTATTAATTATAAATATTAGATATATTACTAGAAAGCATAGTTGGTGCCGTATTTGTGTTTTACTAACATGTCGTTCTTTTCTAACACCTCTTTTATCTTTTTTAAGAGGGTTTTGCCGTCTTGCTGGCAGAAGTCAAACAAGAAAGAATCGTAGGTGATCAAGATCAGTTTTGTCTTCTTCTTACTTAGAAGTTTGTTTAGCTCTAAGATCTTGTCAATGTTCTCTTTGGTCTCTAGGTTCTGGACAATATAGTTGAACAGTTTTAGCTTGTTCATGCCAGGTAGTTTTTTCAAGATACGGCCTGTCGGTAGCACTGCAGCTTTATGGGCATTGTACTTCTTCCATTCTTGTTCAATAAACTCACTTAAGTGTTTAAAGAAGTCAATATGTTTGTATTGGGCTTCAATCCCTCCATACAGTTGTTTAAACGTTATGGTCTTTGATTCTTTATACTGCTCATCAGTTAGCTCATCCACGTGGAAGTATGCGCGTCCTAAATACATGTGCATAGACTCTTTTGGTGGTTGAAAGCCAATCAGCCTAGATATTAGTCTTAGGTGGTAGGCATCAAAGTCAAACTCTACAAGAAAGTCATTCTTTGGGACAAAGCACTGTCTAAAGTCCTGGTCTTTAGGTATAGCTAGAAAGTTAATACCGTTGAATGAGTTGGTAGGCCTAGCTGTCAAATTATACAGGTTATAGTAAGAATAGATAGTGTCACCTAACAAACTATATTCTGGGTGTTGGAACTGAAACTTCTTATGGAAGCAGCTTAGGTCTACTTTGATCCCAGATTCTTCTACCCCTTTATACGCTTCAGTCAGTCTTTCTTGAAGTTCAACGTCCATCTCAAGATGGAAGTAGTCTCTAACCAACTTATACAAGCACTCACACTTCTC